CTGTTTTATTTCTATCAATAAATTTCAAGCCCTCTGCTTTTGCTTTTATATACTTTTCTTTACCCTTGTCTGTTTTCTTGGCGTCTATTTCTGCCTGTAAAATGTTAGCATAATATTCTCTAAAACCTGCCTGCATAACTCTTACTTTATCCATGCCTGATTTTGAGTTTTTAATATAATAATTGAAATATGTTTTTAATCTAAATCCTACCGATAGAGGGTCGCTAGAATTTTTTGATATTTCATCTAACATTGGTTTTGCTTTTGATAATGACCCTTGAGCCATTCTAATTAAACCATCAAATCTACTTAATTCACCTTTATTAAATGTTGATGAACCTGAAGTATCTTGATATGAGGCAGACGCTAAGAATATAGAAGCAGGACCTTGACCTTTAATACTGCCAAAACCTGCCGTCATATTATCCATAGTTTTACCTGAATAAACTGTATGAAATACTATACCTAATTTTGCTCTTGCTATTCTACGACCAATATCACTATCAGCTGGTACTGCATATGTAATTGTATTAGGTGTAAAAGTAATCATCTTTTCACCATCAATATTAGCACCTTTTAAATCGCCTCTAGTGTACAATAAATCACCTTGATAAACACCAGACAAACCTAACTTTGGTAGTTCTCTTAAACATATCATAAGTTTGTTTGCTAGTTCACCACCGTGATTTCTTCTTATATCACTAGTAGTATAATTTATTTTAGGAGTTTTATTGAATACTGATTTTGTACCGACAAAGAATTTGCCGTTTTCTGGATTCTGACCACAAAATACAGCAGGCGCACCGTCCCATTTGACGGACATATTTAACTTGCCACCGACATTACCGGCAAGCATATTTCTTACTGCGTTAAGGAAATTTACTGCGTTGACGCCACCTTGTGAACCTCTATTAATAATATCGTCTTCTAGGTGTTCTAGGTGTGTGTTCTTTTCCTTTGTGAAAAAGCCTTTAAAACTAAACATTTGTTCTCCAATTTATCCATTAATATAATAATTCAAGTAATCCATTAACAAATCATACTCCTATTTATACGGATTATATCATTTACCAGAAGCTTTGGCAAGCACTTTTTTACATTACTTTGATAAAATAAGTAGATAATTCTGTATTGGAGGCTGCATATCTTATCAAATTTAAAGCAAAATCATCTCTTTGTTTACCACTTCCACTCATTAGAGAGTCTATCATTCTCATACTCATTAACTTTTGCCAAGTAAAATTAGGTGCCTCCTCTAATCTAGCTTCATCAAAGTCTTGTTCATTTTTATATTCAGTAGCAGGATTTGGCACTCTTTGTTTGTTAACATATTTTCTATATAATTTGTATAATAAAGTATAATCTTTTTGTTTCAACATACTATCAACTACTTCTCTGTATGCGCCACCCTCAGCAGCCGATACACTTTTAAGACCTGATTGTTTTAAATAATAATCAATATTACCACCGCCAATTTTACCACCTAATGCACCTGTTCCTGTAATATTTCCTTGCCAACTTTTATTTGTATTAAAGGCTCTAAACTGTACATCTTGACCACCAATTCTTAAATAAACATCATTCGAGCTAAAGAAGTCGCCTTTTTTACCAAAAGAAAATCCCTCAAATTTAACAGAACCTTTTTTATAATTTGACCTTGTTTTAGTATTATACTCTCTCGTAATTGCTTTATTTTTATTACCAGGTTTTTTAAGTGATACTGCTAATAATTTTGTTGAATTGGCCACACCGTCTTTACCTGCATATTCTAATACACAGTTTCTTAATTCTGAATAATTTTTACAATCTTTAAGTGGTTTACTACTTGGTGGAAAAGTAGATAACCATATATCACCAGGATTCCATTTATCATCATTAAGAGAGCCAGGTGTTAATTTATCTCCGTCAGCCGACAAGTCTAATTTTTTAGCAGCTTTAAATGCTTCATATAAGTTTTTCATAAAAGAGGATCCTCTATGACAATAAACTGTACCTCTAAACTTGCCACCAAATTCAGACCATACAGCATTAGCAGTATTCATATAAACATTTTCTTCGTGCCAATCTTCAGGACCTAATTTTTTAAACTGAGCATATGTTGATGTCGCTTCTACAAATTTAGCAGCGTCATTTAAATTTTTGTCTGTACAATCTGATACTTTTAATGGACCTTTTATAATATTAAAAACTAATGAACAATAATAGGCACAACCTGATTCAGTAGGACCTGTGTTGTCGGATTGTTTTGCTCTCGAACCACCACCACCCATATCATCATCTTTTAAGATTTTAGTACAGGCTATTGCTTCTCTTTTTTTACTTGGTGCTTTTTTGTCTGTTGAGTATATAAAGGTGTAAGGCCAATTTGCTTTACCTGGTATCTTACCATCTTTACCTAGTAATGCAAATCCATAAACTTTTTTGCCTGATGGTGAGCTGCCTATAACAAACTGTTTACCGGCTTTCATTTTCAAACCAAAGATTGCAATTCTGGTTTTACCTGCATAGGCACCACCACTTGCTGTTTTTAGTTGACCGCCGTCAATGAAATCTGATTTTTTTAACTCTGGCATACCACTATTTATATACTAGTGGTTATCGTTTGGCAAGCTCTCTTTCACCTTTATGGCATAAGAAATCTGGTATGCCACCATTTTCTAACCATACACGGTGTTTATTTTGAAACTTCACTAGGCTGGAGGCGTCTTCTTCAAAAAAGAATTCAGACACAATCTTACCTTTAGGTTTTTCTATGACTTGCCATATAATCTTACGGCCTCTCTTGACCATCTTTTTGATGTAATGTAAGTCTTTCATTTTTGGTCCTGGCCTCCTGTCGCCTTTGTGAAATCTAACCTTTTGTGTTTTCTTTTTTTTAGGCATATACTATGCTGGTATTAATTTCATATCCCACGATATAATTCTTTTTCTTTTAGTTGATGTATTTGGTGGACTAAAGTGTAATACAAATTGTGGAACAATTACAATTTGACCTTCAACAACTTTGACTGGATGATAAATTGATGTATCGTTTTGTATATCATTCCAAGGTTGAATGTAACTTGTGCCTGGTGAATCTTTAGGTAAATCAAGATATAAAATACCTGCCCAACCTAATGAACCATGATTATGAGGCGAATGGTATTCACCTTTAGCATATGATACTGACCATATATCTTCTATTTGAACACCTGCTTTTATTTTTTGTGTTAATAGACCAAGTTCTTCTTCAATAATTTTACTAAAGCCTTGTGCTAAACCATCTCTGTTTGATTGTCTATTTGTAGAAAAAGGTTGTATACCTTGTTTCTTTTCAGGATAAGACTTTAACAAATTAGTTAATTGCTTTTTCTTTTTCTTAAAGTTTAATGTTGGTATTGTGTAGTAAGGTATATTAAATAAAGTTTCTTGTAACATTATTTACTCTCCAATATCTCTTTTACTTTGTCAAAACCTTCTTGTACTGTCCATACATTTTCTTTTGACCAAATAGTAGTGTGTTTACCTTCATCAGCTTTCAACACATCTTCATAAAAACAAGAAATTCTATCCATGTCAATGGCGATTTTCTTGCCCTCATAAGGCGCTGAAGCATTGGTAAATGTTTTAAAGTTTGCCATTATATACTCCTATAATTTAAAATCTGAAAACTTATCGTATGCCTGTTCAGGTGTAGGATAATTTTCTTCTTGTTTAGTTTGATTGGCGTCAACAATATTTTGAGCATTGTTTTCTACATCATACAATCTCATTTTGGCTCTGTCAACACCTACGATAAATGCCCTATTTAAACCAGGGTCATTATATCTATTCTTTAATTGTTTAACTTTCATTTGACCTAATGCTTCTAGCTCTTCGTTTGACATTAAGGCAAACATAAAGTCAGCAGTAGCAGGTAGACCAAAACTTTCAGATGTATCTTCTAAACCAATGTCAGTAGAAACATAACCAGTTCTAGTCGTTTGTGTGGCACTAAAGATAGGTAAGTTAAACTCAACGGCCAAACCTCTTAATTCTTCAGCGATTGCTTTTACATAGAAGTAAGATGATATATTACCACCTTTAAATCTAGCACTAGCACAAATATTTAAATAATCAATAAAGACAACATCTGGTCTAAAACTTTTTTTCAATGCCAACTCATTCATCAATGCTCTAAAATGACCACTATGAGCAGAGGCAGTTGGATATTCTTTGATAATTAGTTTACCTTTTGTCTTTTGATTTAGTTTATCTAATTTTGTATCATACAATTGTTTAGGCATATCATGTAGGTCATCCATGGTAACATCAAATAAGTTTGCGTCTATTCTTTCAGCAATTCTTTCTTCAGCCATTTCTAAAGTAATATACAATACATTAAGACCTTGTGTTAAAAAACTAGAAGCAACATGACACATAAACAAAGACTTACCAACACCTGTGCCTGCAAGAGCAATATTTAAAGTCTTACTAGGAACACCGCCTTTTGTAATTCTATTAAAGTAATCTAAATCAAACTTATATCTTTTTTCTTTTGTATGATACCATTCAAATCTGTTTTGTGCGTCTTCAATATAATCGTGACCAATATGATTATCAAAACTAACTGCCAATGCGTCTGATAAGATACCAGGTATTGCTTCAGGTGTTTGTTTCTGGTCTTTATTATCTAATATCTTAATACCGGATAATACTGCATTATGCACGGCTCTATCTTTACACCATTTTTCAGTAGTATCTAATAGCCATTGTAAATCAACTTCTTCCTCACTTGCATTAGAAACAAGTTGTCTTAAATTTTTAAGTTGGTCTTCGTTAAGGTCTTTTCTATTATTAAGTTCAATTAATATAGTATCTTTTGTAGGCAGATTTTTATAACCATCTACAAACTTAAATATCTCACCAAACAGAATACGCTCATCAGCATTACTAAAATATTCAGGCTGTATGAAAGGTAAAGCCTTTCT